GCAGCGTTGTCTGGTCTATCAAATCGTACTACAAGATTTTCTACTTGATTGTCGATTACATATCTAACAGACATTTCAATTTGTAGTCCATTTTCGTATTCATCTAGTGTAATACCTTCGCTGCGAACTCTAGGATCATTTTCGATAACAGCATTTACTTCTTGTATCACAATTGCTTTGGTTTCATCTGTCAGAGGATCCATAATTAAATCACGCAAACTAGTGCCAAATTCGCCATTCATAAGTTTTTCACCTTTGCGAATAGCAAAGTGATTGAGTAAATCTCGTTTAATTAAATCAGTGTCAGTTAACTTTGAACTACCAAAATTATTGCTTACTGTACTAAATCCCTTGTATGTTGCTATAGCCATAATGTATTTACTCCGCAGGGTTTGCTTTATCAACACCTGCATATATCTGCAGTATCGATTCATTTAGTTGTTTTTGTTGTTCAGGCGAAAGTTGTGCTTGCCTGCTAAACATTTCTAGGTGTTTTAGTGCGGCTTCGCTGTTAGACTGTGCCACTCCTTGTTTTGAAACTGGAGCTCCGAATTGCTCAACTTCACGCTTTACTGTGTCTGATCTAATTTGATCTACACGCCTCGCTGCAGCGGCACCAGTCTGCATGTTTTGTTTTACAATACTAGCAATGTCTTGACCACTTGGAATATTTGTAGTGTTAGGCAACACTCCTTCTATGCTACTAAATCCTTGTCTTACTTGTGCAACAATTTCAGGAGATGCTGAATTACTTGCAGTCAACATACTCATAATTTCTTGTTTGCCGTCGCCAAGTTTAATTGCACCACTGTTCACCATTGTTTGATAATCATCGGCTACCACTGCTTGCTGTACACTTTCTTGTAATCCAGAGTTGCCAAGGAATCTATTGAGGCTAGATGCACCTCCTTTGCCTGTCCATACACTACTATCACTTAGTTGATCGTTAAACACTGCTTCAGGGCGTACAAAGCCTTGCTTTTTTAATTGGTCAACGTTCACACCAAATTTGCCAACACTCTTTGTCACACTGTCTATAAATGCTGGATTATTCAAACTTCCTGCTTGCTGCACAACTGCAGCATTTAGTCCTTGTACATCAAAACTATCCAATGCTCCAACACTAAATCCTGTGTTTACTTGCTTGACCATATCTGTGATAGGAAACTTATTGAGTGCAGGACTGTTTAACACTCCAGGAAGTTGATCTTGTAATTGAGGTAGTACTTTATTAAACTCAGCTACTGCACCTGGCAGTTTGTTCTGTAATTCTGCGACAGCACCTGGTAATTGCGCTTGTAGTTGACCTGCCATTCCTGTGATCTTTCCGCTAAAGTCTTTAGTAAAGCTACCTAAATCTGCACCAGCCAGTGGACCGGCTGCACCTGCAAAACTTGATGGACTAACAGGTAAACTACTTACTGCACTGCTAACTGAACTAGCAACACCTGGTATTTCACCGGCGCCAGGTATAGAAACAGGCAGTGCAACAGATTGTGGAACAATACTGTATCCGCCAGTAGGCGATCCACTTGCGCCGGACAATCCGCCACTGTAAGGCGTAGCAGCATTTGCTTGCCCGTGATATAAAAACGGCTCGTGCATTGTAAGTCTATCAACACTAGTAGATAGCAGTTGTTCTTCATCTAGTATAAACTGATTGCTTGCTTCGTCAAATGTAGTATCTTCTTTTTGTGTAGCATTAATTTTCTTTGCTTGCTTTGCTTGTGTCTTAGGTCCTTGCAACAATACCAAACTACCTGCCACACTTATATTGCCGCCTGCATTATAATAACTTGCGCCGGTGCTAGTTGCAAACAGCTCGCTGTCTGTGTGCAAGTGCAAATTCTTTTTACCGTTAATGCCAACTTCGCCTTCGCTGAATGCAGTAAGTTCTGCTTTGCCTTCAAGAGCAAGTTGTTGTTCACTTACTATTTGCGTGTATCCTTTGCTGTGAAATTTTATATTTTGGTCAGCGTGAAAGTTTATATTTGTGCTGCGAAAGTTTATGCTATCCTGTGCATACACATCCATTGTTCCATTGTTGCTCAATTCAATCCAGCAACTACCTGTGCTATTACCCACATAGATTACACCTTCACTGTCATTTAGTAGCAGTTGATGGCCCGAGCTTGTGCGCAAACGAACTTGATTGCTGTTCCCATCAATGTCTCCATCATCAAGTGTAATGCTATGACCTTTGCGTCTACTAGGACCTAGCAAGCCATCAATTACTTTTTTATCTGCAGTGTCAGGATTTTTAACCTGTTGGCTGTATGTTGTTAAAAAGTCAGTGCCTTGATCAGTTATGCGTCTGCCTTTTGAACTAATACCAATAAGTTCGCTAGGGGATTCTCTCATATATCCGCTGTTGTTTATACCTCTTACACTGTCGGCATCTAATCCTTGTTGTATCAAATATCCTTGTGTAAAAAAATCAGTTGGTCTTGGTTCTTTTCTAAAATTGTCAACTTTTTTAGCACTATGCTCGCCGTTAGGATTATCATTAAACTCGCCGCCGGCTTCACCATCAGCATTTCTTGTTGCTTCAGGAACTGCTTGCAACATAAATGTATCAGGCACACAAGCAAAATAATAACCTTCTGCGTTTTTGCCATCAGCAAAAACACATAGAACTGTGGTTCCTAGATCCGGCGGTGGAGTAATAATACCGCTACTAACTTTTGTGCTAAGGTATGTATTAAGAGGTCCTTGGCTATCTGCTCTACTGTAAAAAGGACTACAATAGCGCACTGTGCGCCACTGCGACTTATCGCTTGGATTTGTGCTATAAGTAGGAATCCAAACTTTTATCACACCCATATGGGCGCCGTGTACATTTGCTTTGACAATACCAGTTACAATACCGCGTTCTTCTCTAACGCCTGTCAGGTTAGCAGTATTATAATTTGGATCGCCGCCTTTGGTTCCAGTTCTTGAAATATCTATTGCCATTGATTATATTGCTCCGTCTGGGTATGCTGTATATCTAGTTGCCCAAGCCTCACTTTGATCTGGGTTATTATCTGTGATTGTGTCTACTGATCTGTCCTGCTGATTTCTTGCTATTTGCTGTGTTCTAGCGTTGTTAACAGTTGAGCTTGTATAAGGTTCTTCATATTCAGCCCCAGCGTTTCTTTCCTCTTCAAATGGATTTACAACTCTTGCAACTCCACTATCGGTCTTAGGCTTAGTATCAAACTCTCCTAATAAGTTGCCACCTGCTGCTTCTTTTGCAAATCTGTCGCGCTCTACACCAGCAGTTTGTGCTTCACTTCTAGCAACTCCGTTTGCTGTAGGCTGTAACATAGCACGAAATCCGTTTAGTCTTTGTTCAAACCTGCCGCCACTAAACGTGCTATCTACACTTGTTACTTGATACACACCACTAAAACTACTGTTTCCGTATCTACTTGGATTAGCAAGTCCGCTATTTTCGTCATAGTCAACTGGTGTCTTAAGATTGACTTGAACAAAGGGAGGAGTTAAGTTATAATTTATTGTGCCGTCGGGCATAAATGATTCTGTGTATTGCTGTCCTATTCTTACTTTATCTTGCCAAAATGCATCACTGGTAGGTATAAATGCTGGATCTCCTACAATTTGTAAATTTAAATCGATCATATCCACGCCATCACTCATTACACTACTAAACAAGTCTTTTGCTCTTGCTCTCTTTAAGTTGTCCTGTGTGTTAATAGTGTTTCCTTCGATACTTTGTGGCAACTCTTTTACCACTCCTGCAAAGTTTTCGTCAGCAGTTTTATTTCCAAAAGGCGAACCAGTGCCAGCAGTCATTACTTGTATAAATGCAGTTCTAAATTTAAGATCAAAATCTAACACTTCTGTGTTTGTTCCGCTAAAAATATAATCGTAGTTCTTATGTACTCCAACACCTGTTGGCTTGCTCTTTTTAGCCCATGGAAAATCACTGTAATATATTTTGTTTTTTTCAACTGCATGTGTGATAAGATATTTGAATCTGCCATCTTTGTTGTCCATACCGCCACCGATACTTTCTGCACTTTCAATCACAGGCCTAACCTTAAACCAGTTTATGCCTCCGCCTTCACTAACTTGCTGACTAGGATTCTCAACAATATTTGCATCCATATAATCACTGTGCAGTATAACAAGATTTAAAAGTTTTGTAATAGATGTGCCCGCATTAATTTTAAAGGTTTGTGTTTCTTTGTCTAGTGTTATTCCTTGTCCTATGCCTCTTACATATGCATCAAACTGTCGTTTATCACCTTTGGTTTTCTTGTCATCTTTTTCTTTGGCTTCTTCTGTAGGTGCAGGAGTATTCAGTGCATCATACAACTCACTAAGATTTAGTTTAGCTTCTGCAATCTCACCTGCAATTAAAAATTTGTAACTATCATATTTTTCTGCTGCTGGCGGTACTGGTTTTTCAACTACTTCATTGTTTTTCTCAGTCAATGCAGTGCTAGGAAGTGTGCGTCTACGCTGATAGTTTGTTAAAATTTCACCTAGATTTTTTGCTTTTGATTTTTTCTTTGTCTTTACAATTCTTTCTCGGGTAGTAGTCTCCTGAGCTCTTATTCTTACAGTTTCAGTTGTTTGGACTGTTTCTTCTACTATTACGCCTGCGCTAAAAATATCTCCAACAGTGCTTGCTTGAAGTTCTACATTAAATGGTATAGTGCCCATTATGCTTCCCATTGCATGATTTGCAAAAGGTATTGCTTGGCACTTATATTGTGTTCCGCTTGCATTTACATCAAATTGCATGTCAATTAATCTAATTGGTATATACTTTGGTGTACTAGATGCCGGCATTGGCGTGCCATTTTCATCGTAGCCTTTAAATGTTATTTCTAGCAAATACGGAGCATGGATGTATTTTTCTCTTGTACTTGCCAAAACTGATCCAGCTACTCTTTGCAATCTTTCTAGCAATGTAACACCGCGTGGCTCTGTTATTGTAAATCTAATATCAGTTGCGTTTGTGTTTGCTTTGAACTTGCTTGGACCAACAGCAACGTTGGATATCTCAAGATCATCTATAAAAAAATCATTACTAAAGTCTGTTCCGCCGCCATCAAATCCTACTCCGCCACTGCGCATCAACAAGTAACTGTTAGGAGGTCTTAGTGCAACTTGCGGAAGCCTAGGCTGTGTAAGCATATTAACATAGCTCTTGCTGTTCATCATATACAGTGCAATATTATAAGTGACACTTGAAAAACGGTTAAGTTCGTTTTTGCGAGGATTGATTTGTATTTTACTCAAATCTTCCATGAAAGGGCCTTGATTTATAGAAGTAGCAGGTTTAGAATCTGCAATTTTAGTTTTAGTTCTTGCACTTGCATTTAATCCAATTGGAGGGCCTGTTTCATTGTCATCATCAGTGACATATC